ACGGGATAATACTGTCAGTCAGAGACGCGGGTTGCTCTGAACCCCGCGTTCGTCGAATATGGCAGGGGTGCCATCAAGCTGGTTGCTTGCTTCTGGCTTTGTGCTCTGATTCACCTACCTGGACGGGAATTCCCCCGTTCTTCGTAGGTGTATCGAATGCCCGAACCTGCCGATCAACTCGCTGCTGAAGCCCTTAAACCGGCATCCGGTTCGGTCGATGGTATCTCTATTTCACGCCGGTCTCTGACCGAGCTGATGGATTACGAGAAGCACCAAGCCGCGAAAGCTGCGACTGCTTCCCCCGCTGCTATGTTCAAAGGGATGACGCTCCGCATCGTTCCTCCGGGGGGCTCCTGATGTGGTGGCCCTTCAAAAAAGCAAAGGCTGTCGAGGCTCGTTTCGACGTCGCTCAAACAACGGCTGAAAACCGGAAGCACTGGGCTGGGACGGATTCTCTTTCCGCTCGTGCTGCCCTGTCGCCTGCTGTCCGAAAGATCATCCGTTTACGTTCTAGGTACGAAGCCGAAAACAACTCGTGGTATTCCGGGATCTTACGGACGGCCGTGAATCATATCGTCGGCAACGGTCCGCGTTTACAGTTGCTTACGGACGATCCTGAGGCGAACAAAAGGGTTGAACGGGCGTGGAAACGCTGGGTTCGAAAAACGGATTTTGCGGACACTATCCGCACGGCTGTCGAGGCTTACTGGCGGGACGGGGAGGTTTTCTTTATGAAATCCGACCGGCCTGCGAACTTCCCTATGACGCTGGACGTTCGGGTATTCGAATGCGATCAGGTGTCCGCTCCCTGGTCCGCTCCTTATCTCGACGAATATCAGGACGACGGAATTCGGTTTGATCGTGCGACAAACGAACTGGAAATTTACGTTTACGATACGCATCCGGGTGGAAATGCTCGGGTCGCTTCCCAGAAGGGTGAATGGTATTCCTCACGCGAAGTGCTCCATTTATTCCGGGCAGAACGTCCTGGTCAAACGCACGGGATCCCGCGTGCGACTCCTTCGTTGCAAACTTTGCCGATCATGCGTCGGCAGGAATTGGCGACGCTGTATTCGGCGGAAACGGCCGCGAACTTCGCAATGTACTTGAAGACAACGGCTCCGAATTTGGATGTCGCTGCTTCTCCTGCGGACTTTGCTGAAATCGAACTCACTCGCAATATGCTCACGACCCTTCCGGCTGGGTGGGAGCTGGGGCAGGTCGAACCGAAGCAGCCTGGCCCGCTGTATGAAATGTTTCAACGGCAAGCCCTGCAATCGTTCAGCCGGTGTACCAACATGCCGTACTCGCTTGCGGCTGGAACGGGCAAGGATTCAAATTTCAGTTCTTTCAAAGGCGACATGAAGAACGTGTGGGAGCCCGAGGTGAAAGCCGAGCAATCCCGCATTGAAGTGTCTGTTATCGATCCTGTGTTCCGCTGGTTCCTTGAATCCGCGATTTACATTCCGGGGCTGCTGGATGGCTTGCCAAAGTTGGACGAAGTGGATCATACGTGGCACTGGCCACCCCTTCCGGAGCTGGACGCTGTCGATGCTGCGACGGCCGCTTCGATCCGCTTATCGTCTGGTCAGTCTACTATGACTGACGAATACTCCCGTCGGGCTCTGGACTGGGAAACGGAATCGGTTCGTGCGGCTCAGGATTTCGGTGTCGATGCTGCAACCTACAAGGCTGCTGTGTTCGCGAAAACATTCGGGCTGGATCCCGCTGCTCCGCTCCCGACTCCCGCTTCCGCTCAGGCTGCAATGCCGCAGGGGGAATATACGGATCTCGGTCAACGGGCGTTTACGAATGTTCAAAAACGAATCAAGCTGGCTCTGGATCAATTCGCTTCGGGCGAAATGTCTCAGGTGATGGCCGAACAAACTCTGGCGTCGGTCGGAATGGCTCCCGATCGAATCGCTGCTCTTATTGCCGACGCTCTTGACGGTGGGGTTGATCCCGCTGCTATCCAGCAGGAGGTGTGATTTATGCCGGTTGCAAAACCAACAATCCCGTGGGGGAAATCGCTTGCGTTTCCTGCAGCGGTTCGCTTGAAAGCGAATGCTGCCGGAAAACAAAGGCGGTTCGCGATTCTGGCTTATACGGGTGGAACCCTACAGGTGGACGGCTGGTCCGCTCCTGTGGTTGTGGATCTTGCGGGGCTCGAAACCCCAAACCAAATTCCTATTCTTATCGATCACAAAAAGACCGTCGAGGCGACTCTTGGTCTCACGGATTCGATTTCAAACAACGGGAAAACCTTGAAACTTGGCGGTGTAGTGACTGGCGTTTCCGCGATCGCCCAGTCGGTACTTGCTCAGGCGGATGTCGGTCATTTGTGGCAGGCGTCGATCGGCATTCTTGCGATCGAGGAAGAGGAAGTCGGTCCTGGTCAAACTGCGGAAGCAAACGGGCAGACGTTTGTCGGTCCGGTGATCATTTTGAGGCGGTCGGTGCTTCGTGAAACGTCAATCCTCCCAATGGGGGCGGATTCGAAAACGTCTGTCAATCTCGCGGCGAGTGCCGCTAAACTCGTGAAAGGAACCGGCGTCATGCCTACGTTCGAAGAATTTGTGATGTCTCTTGGAATCGACGTTGCTACGTTGACTCCGGAAGCATCCGCTGCCCTGATGGTCGCCTATACGGCGAAGCATCCACCCGCTGCTCCTGCAGTTCCTGCTCCGGCTGCTCCCGCTCCTGCGGTTCCTCCGGTTGCAAACCCAACGGCCGCTGCTGGCGACGCTTCGGTTAATCTTGAAGCAAGCCTGGCCGCGAATCGAAAAATGATCGCTGCCCAGTTCCGAAAGTCTGCCGAAATTCAGGCAAAGGCTGCTGGATATCCGTTGATTGCTGCGAAGGCGATCGAAGAGGATTGGTCTATCGAAAAGGTCGAGCTGGAGGTTATGAAAATCGTAAACGCGAAGGCTCGCCCGACGTCGTTTTCTGCATCCCAGAACGCTCCGGAAAACCAAGCTTTGGTTATCGAAGCTGCTTTGTGCTCGTCACGTAATTTGACGAACAACGGCCGGAAGCCCGGTACTGTTGAAATCGAAAAGCAATATGACGACAAGATTCTGCAGGCGGCTCACACGCAGTTCCGAAATGGTATCGGTCTGCAGCAAATCCTTATGATCGCTGCCGCTGCAAACGGTATGATGATCAATGCGGGTTTCAAGATCGGAACCGGAAACTTGCGTGAGTTGCTTCGGCATTCTTGCGCTCGTTCGGTTGAGGCGGCTGGCTTTTCAACCTTGTCGCTGCCCGGGATTTTGTCGAACGTTGCCAACAAGGAAATCCTTGAAGGCTACATGGACGAGGATACGATCTGGCGTGAAATCGCTGCCATCAAATCTACGTCTGACTTCAAAACCCTGACGTCTTACCGAATGCTCGACGATATGGCTTACGAGGAACTCGGGGCTGGCGGTCGAATCAAGCATGGAAAAGTCGGCGAGGAATCGTTCACGCGATCGGTCGATACTTACGCGAAAATGTTCGCTCTGACTCGACAAAATATCCTGAACGACGACATGTCGGCTCTGGATGATTTGCGAACTCGTGTTGGTGGTGGTGGTGCCATCAAACTGAACGATCTGTTCTGGACGACGTTCCTCGGAAATCTGGCTACGATCTTCACGGTCGGTCGAACGAACTACATCTCCGGGTCAACGACGAATTTGCTGACCGACGGTGTTGGTCTCGGGCTCGGGCAGAAGGCATGGCGTTCGCGTCGATCGCCAACCGCCGACGGTTCGAAGCGAATGTCTGGTCAGGCTAAATTCCTGCTGGTTCCTCCGGAGCTGGAAGTTATCGCCGACCAGTTGTACGCGACGAAAAACTTGGCGACTGTCAAGGTCGCGGACGCGAATACGTTCGGGAATAAGTATCGACCTATCGTGGCAAATCAGTTGAGCGATTCCGCTTACTCTGGCAATTCCGCGACGGCGTGGTACTTGCTGGGCGACAAGAGCAAGGGCTCGCCTGTTGTCGTTTCGTTCTTGAACGGTCAGGAAACCCCGACCGTTGAAAACGCGGACGCTGATTTCGATACCCTCGGGATCCAGTTCCGTGGTTATCACGACTTCGGTGTCGACCTGCACGAGGGCTACTTGAACGCTCTGATGTCGAAGGGTGCTGCCTGATCTCCTGCGGGTGATCCGTTGAACCCGGGAGGGCTGTTTCCTCCCGGGCTCTGTTTGTTTCATTTTGTTTGGAGATGGTGAAATGGCTCAGGTTCCTGCTCTTATGTACTCCGAGGACGAGGCGATCGACTATACGCCTGACTCTGCGGTTACTGGTGGCGACGTTGTTGTTATCAATGGAATTGTCGGTATTGCTGCAAACGATATTGCAGCAAACCAAAAGGGGGCTCTGCAAACCGAGGGGCTCTTTCGAATCCCGAAAACTACGGCAGCAATCGTTGCGGGGCTTCCGGTTCACTGGGATCCTGTTGGTGATCCTGATTCCGGCGTTGCTGGAACGGGTGCTGCCAATCAATTGGGGATTGGAACGTTCTGCGGTGTAGCTGCCGAGGCTACTGGTTCCGGCGACGATTATGCGATCGTCGACCTGAACAAACCCACCAGTGGCATTCTGGGTGTCACGGCCGTTACTGCGATCGGGACGAATGCTGCGACGGCTGCTGCCCTCGGTCAGGGGTTCAATGTTGTCACGGGCGGTGATGGCACGAAGGGCGTCATCCTACCGGTGGCGAAACCCGGCATGCGTGTTGAGCTGAAAGGCGTCACGGCTGGCGTCCTGAAGGTTTGGCCACAAACCGGGGCGACGATCAACGGGCTGTCTGAGTCCGCTGCAATATCGCTTGCTTCCGGTTTGATTCCTGCAACGTTCATTGCGTCGTCTGCGACGCAGTGGTACACGATGCCATTGCTGCCGAGCTGATCTAAAATGTCTGGTTTCGATGACGATATTGGTGGAATGGTAGACGACCTGCTCGTGCAAGCGGGCGGGTCGTTTTCTTATTTCCGTGGGACAGAAAGTGCTCCTGTCACGCTCATAAAGTCGGCTCGAATGCCGTCTCTTATTGATGCGGGAAACGGGACGGTTGTGGAGGTTCGGTCTGTCGATTTTATCGGCAGGCCGACTGAAATGCCCTACTCGGAACCGAAGCGTGGCGATCGTATTGTTGGCGGTGGCTCGACGTTCGAAGTGCAACCTACAACGGGCGACAAGGTGTTCCTTATCGTGAGCCCACAAATGATCCGTATCCACACGAAGCAGGTGTCTTGATGCCCGTTACTCAATCCCCAAGTTCAGAGGCGATGGCTGCTGTTGTCGATCGTGTGAATTCCGGCGAGGCTTACGACATGGACGTCGCTGCCTGCTATACGGAAGCGATCATTGATGTTCTTGAAAATATCGGTCTGGAATTGCGGATCGATGTGGTGTGCGAAGGCGAGCAACAGTTGTCGGAAACGCTGGACGTCGAGGATCGAACGCAGCTGATGGTCCGGGTGTTTATCAGGCAGAAACTTCGGTCTGTCGAAAATGATGAAATCGAACCGCTTAAACTTCTGGTCCGGCAGTTGTGGCAACGGCTGAATAATTATGAAACGGCGGACGGCCGCGTGAAGGTCTGGTCCTGCGATCCGGATCCTAAAGAGGTTCCAATCAAAGCGATCCTTTCCTCGGACTGGCTGTTCGTGGCGACGCTGGTGATGATCATTGAAGTGGAGGCGTCGCTGTGACAACCGACCCGAAAATGCTTACTTCTACGCTCTCAAAAAACGATACGGAGATGCTGATTGTTGGCTTTTCTGCAATGCGGAAACGGCTGTCTGTTTTGGCTTCACCAAAAATACGGGATCGGATCGCAAAGTCTGGGCTCGGCTCTGGCTTGAATATTGTCCGGACTGGAATCCGGAAAGAAGGACCGAAGGGGATCAGGGGTGCTATCGGTCGGAAAATCACAAAGGGAAAATCCCAGGGCTCGTGGTTTGCCTATGCAGGAATCAACGTCGGAAAAATGGGCGGCGGCAATCGAAAATATACTTTTGGCTTTGGTCACCTGGTTGCTCTAGGAACGGCCGAACGTCATCGCGACAAGCTGGGTGGGAAATTTAAGTCGATTGAAAACCCAACGGACGACCAGTTGTCAACTGGTGAAATGCCGTCGAATGATTTTGTGAAGCGTGGTTACTCAAACTCGATTGGGCGGGCGATGGCTGCTCTCGATCGACGTGTGGGGCAAAAGGTCGATCAAGAAGTTGAAAAACTGAAGAAAAAATAACCCAAAGAAAGGGGTTTTGAAAATGGCGAATAAAATCAAATCGAAGGGGACGACCCTTCTTATGTCGATCGCTTCGGTCTTCACGGCGATTCCGCAGATGAAGTCACTCACGATCTCCGGTGAGAAATCGGAAACGTTCGAGAACGTTACTCTGGACGGGATTGCGTTCAAAACAAAATCCGCGACGGGGTATGTCGACCCGTGCTCAATCTCTGCGGACGTTTTCTACGATCCGCAGAACGCGGTTCACGCCGCGTTTATCGCTTTGGTCGCTGCTCCGGTGGCGACGTCATTTAAAGTCACTTATGCTGATGCTGGACCAACGTCTGTGACGTACTCTGGCGTCGGTTTTGGATTTGATAAGTCAGCAACCCCTGCGGATGGTCTGTCGGGTTCTCTGACGATTGAAACTTCGGGAGCCCCAAGCTGATGAAGGCAAAACTTGTTATTGATCATTTCGCCGATATGTCCTCTATGACGGAGGAGCAAAAAAAGAAGGTGAAATTCGCTCGAACGAAACCGGGCGGAAAACCGGAGGCGATCTACCCTGCCGGGACGGAGTTCGATGGGGAGCAGGCTCTTGCGTTGTGCCGCAATGGGCAGGCTGCTCCATCTGATCCAGAATGTGCCGAGGCTCTCGGTTTGTCCGGTGCTCAACTCGAAGCCCTGCAGGTTGACTACAAAATGACGTCGCTCGGAATTCACAAAAAGGAAGATCGTGAATTGTTCCGTGCTGGCGTTATCTCTGGTTTCGACAAGGACGGCAAGTATAAGCCCGGTGCGAACTGGGCTGCTTACAACGAAGCGAAGGTCGTTGCTTCGAATCCGGAGGGTGAAGTCTGATGTCGGGTATCTTCCAAAGGTTCGCAAAAAGGAAATCATACCCTGTCGATATCGATGGGGAGGTTGCCTACATTTGCGAACCTACTATCGGTCAGATCGATCGGGTGCAGGCTTTGGGTGGTGCAAAATCTACCGGGCTGGCAATCGGTTTTTGTATGGTTCATCAGGGCGGTGCTCATGTTTTCTCTGCGCTTCCGGATGAATCGGACGAGGCGTTTGCCGATCGGGTTTTGTCTGAAGCCAACGACTGCACGGTTTCTGTTGTTCGTCAAATCTCGGACGCGATCCTGAAGCTGATCAAGCCGGTCGATCAGGACGCTCTTGCAAAAAACTGAAAGGGGATCGTGAGGCGAAGTTCGCTGCCGAATTTGCACGTTCCCTCGGAAGGGCGGACTGGTGGAATTTGCGTAGCGAGCACACACCGTTCCAGTGGGCTTCCCAACGTGCTCTTTATGATGTCGCGGTTTGGGGCGACCGGCGTTCCGACCTGCGGGTTGCGATTCAGACTGCAAATCTGATCGCTGCCCAGCAGGCGGAACCTGTCCCGGATGAAGAATTCCGGGAAATGGTTCGGTCGATGTCGTCTTATATGCCGGGCGAATCCTCGGAATCCGAGGACGATATTTTCGATGCGGCGGCTCTTGCGGTCCTGAAAAAAGGTGGAATGAAATGTCCGGAATAGGCAACATCGTTGCGAACATGCAGCTTAACTCGATGGGCTTCTCAAAGGGTCTTAATAGTGCTGCCGGTTCGCTCGGCTCGTTCGCTGGTAAGGTGGCATCGATCGCAGGACCGATCGGTGCCGCTCTTGCGGCTGCCTGGGGTGGTGCGGCTGCTATATCGTCTTACAAAGAGCAATTGAAAGCCGAAAAGAAACTCACGGCTGTTCTTGAAACAACCGGGCATGCCGCTGGGCTCACTGCCGGTGAAATGAAAACCTACGCTGGCGAGCTGCAGGGGATTACGAACTACGGGGACGAGGCGACGATCGAGTCGATGGCTCTGCTGGCTACGTTCAAAGAAATCAAAGGGGTGAACTTCAAAGAAGCGATCGTTTCGATTCAGGATATTTCGTCGGTTATGGGGACCGACATGAAGGGGGCTACGATACAACTCGGAAAAGCCCTGAACGACCCGATGAAAGGAATGTCGGCTCTGGCGAAGTCTGGCGTGTCGTTTACTGAACAGCAGAAAGCCCAAGTCAAAGCCATGCAGGAATCCGGCGACATGGCCGGTGCTCAACAGGTAATCCTCAAAGAACTCAAAGGCGAGTTCGGTGGGGCTGCTCAGGCGATGGCTGATCCGTGGACGCAGGCGATGGGCGTTGTTGGTGACGTCGGGGAAATGTTCGGCTCGCTGCTCCTGCCTGTTATTGATGTCGTGTCATCCGCGATGGTCTGGGCGGGCGGCAAGGTTCTGGAATACGGCGATCTGTTTAAAACGATCGGGATCGAAGCTGCTGTCTGGCTTGAGATGATCGGCGGGGCTGCTATACACTGGGCAGGTGCCATGTGGGACTTCTGGGCTCCGCTTGTCGCAAAGCTGGTTGAGGTTTTCGACTGGGCGTGGGGTGGCATTAAATCCGGGTTCCAAACCGCTTCAGAAATTGGCGTTGAGGCTCTGCTCATTTTCCAAAACTGGCCGACGGTGTTGGAACTCGCGGCGAAGAACGCGACGCTCCATGTCGTGGAATTCGGTCTTGATTTCGCTTACTGGTTCACGGACAAGCTGCCTGCTTACGTTTCGTGGTTCGCTGAAAACTGGCAGAATACAATCTTCACGGCGGTGGATTACGGTCTGACTGCGATGATAAATTTCGGAACGAATGTGCGTGCGTTGTGGTCCGCTGTTGTGGATTTTATCGCTGGCAACGGTTTCACTTTCGACTGGACACCGCTCACTGAAGGTGCCGTTTCTGCCATGTCGGAAATGGAAGCGATCCCCGAACGGGCTGCTACGGAATTTGAAACCGCTTTACGCTCCGATGTCGAAGGGCTGGCTTCCGGTCTGGTGTCAACGATGGACGTCGAACGCGAAAAGATGGTTGCGGGCTTTACGAAATCCCGCGACGCGATTTCGTCAAAATACGACACCAGTAGTGGCATTCCTTCCGCTCCGGGTGGACCTGATCTGCCGGGCGACACTCCTGCTGGTTCTGGAAAGAAAAAGGAAACGGCCGGTCTCTCTGAAAAAGGCTCGGCCGCTACTTACTCGACGATCGTTTCGGCGTTCATGGGGAAGCAAAAAGATCCCGCTGTCGCTGCTATTCAAAAGCAAACGAAAGAAATCGTCAAAGCCCTGAATCCATCAAACGAACCCAAAGTTATAGGGGCTCTCCCGTAATGACGATCACGTATATTGAAGAAAAAGCCGACGGCCGTTGGGCGAAGAACTCAAAAGGAGCCCGGACTTATCAAGCCCAGTTCTTACTCACGACGTCTTCTCAAACCGAACGACCTTATCATGTCGGCTCACATCCGTGGCTTCCGCGAATCGGTTCGGTTCATCCGGATGATTACCTTGCTTACTGCACGGACCTGTCTGTGGATCCAACCGATCCGTGGTCCGGCTGGACGGTCACTGCTTCCTATACGACAGAACGGGAGATCACGGAAAACCCGCTTCTCGAACCTGCTGTTATTACGTGGGGAACGGAGCAGTACCAGAAGCCGGCGGTTGTGGATACGTCTGGAAATCTCATCGTGAATTCTGCCGGTGATCCGTTCGATCCTCCGTTTATGATGGATGATGCTCGGCCGACGGTTACGTTTTCGAAGAACGTGGTTGCGGCTCCTGCTTACCTTCTTTCGTTCCAGGACGCTGTGAACACCGATGCCTTTACCATTGATGGCGTTCCTGTCGCTGCTGGTGTCGCAAAGGTCCAATCTGTCGGTCTCAGCGAATGGCAACGTCGCGAGGAATACGCTTATCGCGTTGTGACGATCACGCTTTCCTTCCGGCGGGAGGGGTGGGTGGTCCAACCGCTGGATGCTGGAATGCGTGAAATATCCGGTTCGACGCGTCGGTCGATCCCGAACGCGGACGCTCCTGTCCCGCTCAACGGTTTGGGTGTCGCGATCGCGGAACCAACGTTTGCCAATGCTGTCTACGGAAACTATTATGTCTACACCGAAAAGGCGTTTTCCGCGTTGCCAATGTCGTAAGGTCTGAAAAATGAACGACGGATTTTTGCTGTCCTCTCCTGTGATCAAACGAATCACGGCTGCTGTGAAGCGGATCGAAGGCCAGATTAAAAGCACGGCTCCACCCCGTGGTCGCTGGCAGAAGGGTGGCGGTGGCTCGCTGGCGTGGGGTCGGAACGATGGGATTTGTCTCGCTGGTGATTCGGGGACGGCGACCCTCTACGAAACCGGAACGACCGTAGGAACGGAAACCGAGGAGTTCACTCGCTACGATACGAATTCGGGTCTTACTGTCGCGGACGGGGCTCGTGTGCTGCTGGGCTACGTGGCAGGCGAGTGGACGCTGCTGTGGTCTGATTCGATCTGTCCGGATCCTGAACCATGATAGGGACCTGCAGGTGTCCCTGCGTTAGCGACGACCCTCCTGATCCTCCGATCGTTCCCCCGCACGGCTGGGTGTCTGGCGGTTGCAAGGATCGCTGTCTCGATCAATTCCTCCCTGCGGAGTACTCGCTTTTTTTTCCGTGGGATGCAACGAGTTATCCGTACATTCCCGGCGACGGCGAACTTGCGAATATGGAAGGCACGCCGTGTGTTCCTTATTTCAAGATGAAAACGTGGCCGCTTTCGTTCTCTCAACATGTTTTCGATCTGGCTGGCGATCGCTGTTTTTACAAAGCTGAGGCGAAGGTACCAATAGCGGAATTCCCCCCGTTTCAGGAATATACGGTTGCGACTCTGACCGAAATCCCGATCGCGAATTGTTCGATCGGTTATTATGGCGGTGTGTATTCTATCCGTGCAGCAGTAGAAGGGGCGACGCATTCCTTCGGTGGTGTGCGGGGGTCCGTGTTGTACCAACTGGAAATCCCCGAAGAACGCGACGAATTTGGACGGCTGCTAAAGCTGGACTGCAATCAACCCTTTACGCTTCCGCTGGAAGGGTCGGTTCCCAGTTCCCCCGGGTTCTGGAAAAACGTGCTAGGGGGCGAATCTCCTATTGTTTATCCTCACCAAGGTCCCGGTATGCCTTACGATCCTTCGGATGGTTATTTTGCTCCGCAGGCGGATGTTCCACCCTCCGTTACGTTGACGCCATCATGAAAAATCGCCAAGGTGTTGACCTGCCGGTTCGTCCTGCGATCCCTGTCGTGGATGTCATTCCTCCTGCTCCTGCGATCCGCTTCGGCCGCGACAAGGCTCCTGCTGGAAAAATCGTCTCACTGGCTACCGCTGTTAAGGACTTCGTGGCTGGTGGTTTTGTGTTGTCTGGCGTCGCGGTCGCTGCCGAACGCCTGGCTGTCTGCCGGGCTTGCGATCAATTCCGGCAGAGAACGCACGTGTGCGGTGTGTGCGGCTGCTTCATGCCAGCCAAGGTTTATATTGCCGGTGAATCCTGCCCGGCCGTTGTTCCCAAATGGGGACCGGCTGTCGAATCGTCATAGTTGCGGCAGCGGGGTATGCTCCCGCAAAGCGAAGGCTGGGAAGAGCCCGGGTCGATCGATCCGGGCTCCCTTCGTTTCCGGCCGGAATTATTATTTGAAAATGTTTCCTTAAAACTTCTGAATCGGTTGAATAGTGGTTTTCTATTCAGCCGATTCAGGTTATACTTAACGGCGGTGTCGCTGAAAAGATGGTTCCCGTTTCCTGATCTTGTTTCCAGTCCCGGAGCTGTCGCTTGGCGGCTCCGGTCTCTTGAAAGGCTCTACTCAATGGCTGCAATCGAACCGATCTCTACTGTCTGCGAAGTCTGTGGGGATCCTGTTTCTGTTTTCGTTCGGGACACCGCTTCGCGTCCTGGTCCCGGCGGTTCTACATTGTTCCGACCTGCTGGTCCTGTCCATTCGTACTGTAAAAATCACGACCGGAATTCGGTGAATTTTCGCACGGGAATATCTGCTGAAAGATGCCCGGGCTTACTGGACGAAGTGCATCCGCTTGTGGGGCTTCAAACCGGGAGGGGTTGTTGAAGTTGGTTGATTTTCCAAAAAGCACAGCAGCAGGGGCTGCTGTGCTTCGGGAAGCTGGTTATAAAACCAGAAATCAAAAGCCCTGATTCGGTTCGGGGCTGTCTTTTCTGAAAAGGGGTGAATAAAAATGGCGAAAAAATCAAAGCGTGGTGGTGTTCGCGTTGGGGCTGGTAGGCCACTAGAACACGGACAGGCAAAACGCGGTCGAAGCGTGGCCCTGTCTCCCGTCCTGTGGGATTATCTGGCTTCGGGCGAATCATCGGTCAATAACCAGATCGAAGAAACCCTGCGGCGAACTGCCGGGTTTAAGGCTTTTGAGAAAACTTGAAAAACTGACCACAAATCAGGCTGTCTGCTATTGCTGGTCGCGAAGGGGGTTGCTGAGATGCTGGAAATTGTGGAATGTATTGTCGCTGCTGCTGGGCTTACAGGTGCGGCTCTCCTGTTTATTGAAGTGATGCTGTGCGTGTTCGGTGATGGTAGTCTTAATGACTTTTGAAAGGTGGTGATCCTGTGGGTTTTTCTGCTCGTGAAAAAAAGAAAGCGTTTTCTGCGATGTTGTCCGCTCCGATTTATCGCGACGCGTTCCGCTCGACGAACCGTGCTGAACGCCGGAAGGCTTCACGCCGGTCGCTGAAATGGCGTGCTGCCCATAACGCGATCAAACGGTACTGTCCGGCAAGCATGCGTTCCGCTGCTATCCGATACCGTGTCGGAAGAACGCGTCTGTATTGAAATCAAACCCCGCAATGCGGGTGTCGACTCGACGATGGCGGTGGCTGGCTTTGGTGTTGTGTCAGTTCCCGGTTCAATTCCGGGCGGGTTGAATCCTGTTTTTTGAAAGGTCGTGCTGTGAAAATCAAATTCTCTGAAGTTGTGAATGTCGAAGTTGATGGCGAGGTTGATGTCGATTGCAATGGCGTCCTGTGTGAATTCTCGGACAAGCTGAAGGCTCTTGAAGCTGCAAATGAACTTCCGAACTACAACCGGCTGATCCTCCCGCTCGTGGACTTCGCGACGAAGCTGATGGCTCGTATCCCGAAGCAGGCGATTGCTCGCTGCTCTGACGAGCAACGTCGCGAAGTGGCTCTGCGGCTGAAAACCGAACTGGAACGGTGGGACGGGATTTGGATCGATGCTGAATAGGAATTCCCAACCGGCTGGCGATCCGGGGATCATTCCCCTGGCGGTTGGATGTGGCTACCGAATGAATCGGAAAGGCTCCGTACGAATCAGGGGCGGTCACCCGGTCAATTTTCAAAGGAAGTGAAAATGCTTGTATTGTCTCGCGAAGTGAACGAACGGATTATTATTACGCTCCCGGACGGCGTTCGGATTACGATTATGGTGATCGAAATCCGTGGTCACAAGACCCGTATTGGTTTCGATGCTCCAAAAAACGTCGGGGTGAATAGGTCCGAAATTCAGGACCTTATCGACGGGGGGCATGGCCGTGAGAAAAAAGAATAGCCAATACTGTGGGAACGTCGGTTCTCCGATCGAAGGCTCGAAGCTGGTCCGGGATTACTGCGACGGGTGTGGTGAGGCGATGCGTGTTGCTTTTCTGAACATCCCCGCGTACTGCACGGACTGCACGGACTGCAGGCCGGTGCGGTTCCCTGTTGGGTTCCAGGCTGACTCCGCAATTGTTCAATCTGAAATCCTATATCACGGGGAGTGGTGAATGATCACGTTTATCGCGTGGGGTGCTCCTGTCGCCCAGCCGAGGCATCGTGCTCGGGTGCTGAAAGGAAAGCCCTGCCTGTATCTTCCGGCGAGCGCCAAAGTGCATGGATTCAAACGCGGGATCCTGAAGGCGTTTGGTGAAAACCCAAAGCTGGACGGTCCTGTCCGGGTGTCAATTATCGCTATGTTCCCGCGACCGAAATCAATGGTCCGGAAGCGAATGAAAATGCCGTCTTATCTTCACGTTGCGAAGCCCGACGGTGACAATATTGCAAAGGCCGTGCTGGACGCTCTTAACGGCGTCGCGTGGTCTGATGACTCGCAGGTGTCTTACTTGCGAATCCGAAAAGTTGTTTGTGGTGGTGGCGCATTGCCGTGTTGTTATGTCCAAATCGAAAGGGACGAATTGAATGAAGATTCTGACTGGTAAAGAAAAAACTCCGAGGAAGTGCTTGCTCTACGGCACGCACGGGATCGGAAAATCCACCTGGGCGGCGAACGCTCCAGGTGCTGTGTTTATGAATCTGGAGGACGGGCTCGCTGGTATCGACTGCCAAAGGTCGGAGCACCTTACGACGCTGGATCAGGTGTTCGAATTCCTGAACTGGCTTATCGCTGCCGAGCACGAATTCTTTACGCTGAACGTGGATTCTCTGGACTGGCTGGAAGCTATCATCCATGCCGTTGTCGCTGAAAACGCAGGAAAGAAACACGTCAGCGATATCGGTTACGGTGCTGGATACAAGGCGGCTCTGGCGATCTGGGACCGGGTTATGACTCTGTTTGAAATGCTCCGGTCCGACCGGAAAATGTCGATCATCCTGTTGTCTCATTCGAACGTGAAGCGGTTTGAGAGCCCGGATCAGGATTCTTATGATCGGTATCAACCCGCTCTGCACGACACTGCTTCGTCTATGTGGCAGGAATGGGCTGACGAGGTGCTGTTCGCTTCGTACCGCGTGTTTATCCGAAAGGAAGACCTGGGCTTCGATAAGGAACGGGCGATCGCGGTGGATGGCGATGAACGGTACATCCGGACGCAGGAGTCTCCCGCTGTGCTGGCAAAGAACCGGCTGTCTATGCCTGCTGAAATCCCGTTTACGTGGTCCGCTTATCAGGACTTTTTTCCGAAATAAATTGAAGCGTTGTTTTGTGGTTGTGTTTTCTGGTTTTTGTGGAGTTTAGAAAAATGGCAAATTTGGAATCTCTGGATCTTGAGAACGTTCCGGACCAAACGTTCGAGGTGCTGCCTGCTGGCGACTATCCGGTCATCCTGACGGAAATTGTCGAGAAGGCTACGAAGGACGGGACGGGCTCCCGCATGAATTGCAAGGCATCCGTCCTGTCTGGCAAGCATCAAAACGCGGTTCTGTTCGGGGGGTATAACGTTCGCAATGCTTCCTCGTTGGCGCAGCTGATCGGACGACAGCAATTCAAAACGATCGGCGCGGCTCTGAATCTTGTGTCCGCAGAGTTGACGGATGAATGGCTGAACAAACCGCTCGTGGCGGTCGTGAAAGTCACGACCGATCAAAACGGGAATCCTCGGAACGAAATCGCTTCTTTCAAGCCGAGGCTCGTTCCGGCTGCTTCGTTGAAGTCGCTCGTGGCTCCGAAGGCTCCTGCTGAACCGGCTGCTGAACCCGACCCATCGTTGGTTGAGCAATCATTTCACAATGGGGAAAAAACGGAAGAGGCTCCTGCAAAGCCTGCAAGAAAAAATCCTTATGTCTGATCCCTGTTGTTCAATCCCGGTCCTGATTCGGGACCGGGTTTCTCTCTGACCGGAGGCTCTATTGTGAATCACTATATTACGGACATTGATGAGTGGGCGGAGGCTTGCGTCTCAAACCCTCGCTGGCTGGCTGAATCGCTCCAGCGAATCGGCCGGTTCGGCGGTCAGCATCCAACGTCAAACGTCCTGCTTCACTCGCTACAGGTGTGGTGGGAATTGCGAGGCTTAGATCCTTGGATTGAACTGTGGGGATTACTGCACGACGCTCACGAGGTTCTCTCTGGCGATATCACGAAGGGCTGGAAAACCATCAGCGTTGATCAACGTCAGATGTTCGCTGATCTTGCTTTAAAACGCGCGTGTGGGGTTTATCCGCTCGCCTGCAGTCTGGTTTGGCGAGTGGACAAAGAGCAGGGCGACCGTGAATTTTACGAATGGGGCGATTTCGTTTTCGCTCATGACCCCTCTATGGCTGTTGAAATTTTTACCCGTGAAACGACCCGGCTGCTGGCTGTGGTCAAATCTCTGGAAGGCTGAACCCCTTATGTCTCAAATGATCAAACTTGCATTACGGGTTTTGGATTCTAGACTTGAAAAAGGGGAATAGCGGTGGAAGAAATCGATACGAGATCTCTGCGTTGCGTGATGGAATTCTCGTCCGCTGTCGTGCTCCGGGAAAGTTCCCCCCCTTACAGTTTCGGTCCGCGTGTCCGGGAAACTGCCTGCAACACGGTTGCTTTCGCTGGTCGTGCGTTCGACCAAATCACCCAGCATGAAAACTTCTTTTTTGAACGCAAAACGTGTGAAGTTGTTATTCTTTTTTTCTGAAAGGCTGCTCTCTTGATTCCTCGCTATTACCAAACCGAAGCCCACGACGCTGTGTGGGATTTTATCAACAACGAATCTGGCAACCCGCTCGTGGTGCTCCCGACCGGAGCTGGCAAGTCGCTCGTGATCGCCATGATCTGCCAGCAGGCTGTCGAGTTCGGAGCCCGTGTTGTGGTGCTCCAGCATCGAAAGGAATTGATCGCTCAAAATGCAGAAAAGATAAAAATCCTCATGCCATCTCTGAAGGTTGGGATTTACTCGGCTGGAATGAAATCGCGACAGGTGGTGGAGGACGTCGTGTGTGCTGGGATCCAATCGATTTATCGAAAGGCTCTCCTGCTGGGACGGCGGGAGCTGATCGTTATCGACGAGGCTCATCTGGTTTCGCCCGAGGACGATACCATGTACGGTCAATTCCTGTCGGATGCGAAAGTGCAAAACTCAAACCAACGGGTTGTTGGTCTTACTGCCACACCCTTCCGAACGGGCGAGGGTGAGATCTGCCGGGCGGACATGTTGTTCCAATCGATCTGCTATGAATCCCAAACCGGGACGTTGATCAAAGAAGGGTTCCTGTCGCCTGTCGTCAACCGGGCTGCTGTCGCAACGGTTAGCTCGGAAGGGATCCCTGTTCGCGGCGGCGAGTTCGTGACGACGGATGTCCAATCCGCTTTCATGGATTCTGGAAACACGGAGCTGGCGGTCGCTGAAATTGTAGAAAAGGCCGCTGGCCGGATGTCATGCCTGCTGTTCGCTTCTTGCGTCCTGCATGCGAATGAAATCGCGATCATGCTGTCGGCAAAATCTGGCGAGAATGTGGAAGTCATCACGGGCGAAACGTTCCCAATGGAAAGGGCGGCGATCCTGTCGGACTTCAAATCCGGGCGGCTCCGCTGGTTGGTCAACTGCGACGTGCTCACGACCGGGTTCGACGCTCCGAATATTGACGCGATCGCTGTCCTGCGGATGACAATGTCTCCTGGCCTGTTTGCCCAAATTGTTGGGCGAGGGCTCCGGAAATCTCCCGGCAAAACCGACTGTCTCGTGTTGGACTTCGGCGGGAACATCAAACGTCACGGGGCTCTGGACGATCCTGCTTACGGTCGTTTTTCTGTGCAGAAACGGGAGGGCGACGCTTCCGATCCTATCGAAGGCGGTGGCTTCAAATGTCCGAACTGTCAAAGCTCGTGTTCCTCAAGGCTTACGGTTTGCCCGAGCTGTGGGTTTATATTTCCTCCGAAGCACGAAGCGGAGTCGGATGATGAATCCGCGATCATCGGTGGTCCTGTTTTACCGCGTGGCCTGAAGGTCCTGAATGTTCACTGGGCTTATCATGTCAAACGGGGCGGAACCCCGGACGATCCTGCGACGCTCCGGATCGATTACGACTGCACGGACGGCGACGGTTCTATAACAGAGCACGTTTCGGAGTGGGTGTGCCTGGATCATGTTGGTTTCGCTCGGGTGAAAGCAGAGGGGTGGTGGCGTGAACATTCAATCGCTCCGGTTCCCGCTTCCGTAGAGGACGCGATAGAAATGCTGGATTGTGGTTGTTCCCGGTGGCCCGACGAGCTGTTTATAGTCAAGGAAGGCCGCTATACGAAAATCACAAATCAGGTGTTCCTGCAGGAACGGCCGCTGTCGTGGAAAGAACCTGTGGCGGCTGGACCTTATTCTGAATTTTCCGGTTCTGATGACGATGTTCCTTTTTGAAAGTCTGCTCTTATGGTGATGGTAAACGTTACGGTTACTTCCGGTCACAACGAACTTGTCGATCAACCCCAAATCGCTTGAGGACTTGGTCAGCCGGTTTTTTTACCAACCATAAGGAATGCGAATGTCCTCCGAGAAATTACTGGCTCCGCTGAAGGAACTGAAGCAATGGCACGTCTGGAATTACTCAAGGGAAGGGGTGAAGATCCCGCTGCAAACGAACGGGCAACCCGCGAAGTCGAACGATCCTGAAACGTGGTCTGCTTATGCGGACGCTCTGGGTGCTTCAAAATATTATCAAGGGCTGGCGTTCGAGCTGGCCGACGGTCTGGTTGTTGGTGTCGATCTCGATAACTGCATCTCGGAGGACGGCGAGGTGCGCGACTGGGCGTTGCCGGTCATCGAACGTTTTCGGGATGTGGCTTATGGCGAGGTGTCGCCATCCGGGCGTGGCGTGAAATTCCTCCTCTACGGCAGGAAGCCTGCAGGAGCTCGGTGTGTCCATAAAGTCGGTCCGCAAAAACAGCAGATCGAATGCTACGATCACTCCCGGTTCTGGACCTTCACGGGCGAGGTGTTCGGCGGGATGTCCGAAATGGCGGAAACCGGGCAGGAGGCGATCGATTGGCTTTGTGGTGAATTCCTCGCTGGCGAACCTGCTGGTCCTGCTCCTGCAAAGCAAATGCCTGCGCCCAGCCGACTGCCGGGCGGCTCGCTGGACGTTCGGGCTCAGGCGTACATCGAAACGATCGAAGGCTCGTCAAAAGGAAATCTGCGGAATGCCGCATTCTCGCTGTCTGGTCATCTGCATTCTATGGTCGGGGACTTCGGAGAAAGGCTCTCGGATCCAGATGTCCTGTCGCTGCTGGAAGTCTGGAACCTGAAGAACGATCCACGGCTGAAATATGCCGAGCTGGTTGAGGCGTCGGTCAACGGTCGTACAAACGGAACCCCGCGACGCGACAAGGCTCCTGTGGCGGTCGATCCTGTGGGGGATGATTACATACCAAATTGCCCGGGCGAACCCGCTGAACGGCCGCCAGTGGCTCCAGAGGAGGATCTTCTATTCCCGGATGAATGCCTCAATCTGCCCGGGTTCCTCGGGGAAGTGGTGAATTACAATCTTCGGACGGCGTTGTATCCGCTCCCGGAGCTGGCTGTCGCTTCGGCTCTTGCTCTCCTGTCCTCCTTGACCGGGGGAAAAGTCGAAAGCGGGGGAGCCCGGAGCAACCTGTTTCTGATCGGGCTCGCTCCTTCGGGCGGTGGGAAGGATCACGGCCGAAAACTGAACCGGCGGATCCTGCGTGCTGCCGGTGGTGCCGAGCTTGTTGGACCTGAACGCGTCGGCTCTCATGCCGGGATCGTTTCCGCGATGGCTCATCAGTGGAACACGCTTTTCCAAATCGACGAAATTCAACATCTCGCTATGGCGATGCAAAACCGCTCCGCTCCGCACCTGGCTCAAATCGCGTCGGTGCTCATGCAAATTTTCTCATCGGCCGATTCGATCTGGACGGGCGACGCTTACGGAGACCGTAAGAAAGTCAAAACGCTCTCTTATCCTCATCTGGTGTTATACGGGACCGCCGTTCCCGAGGGCTTCTGGACGGCGATGTCGGAGGAGAACTTGAAAGGCGGGTTGCTCGGCAGGTGTCTCGTGTTCGAATCTGAAAAGTATGTTCCCTACAACAAAACCGCTTCTGTTGAACCGATCCCGGATTCTATCGTCGAACTCGCTGCTGGCTGGCTGCAGCTGAAAACCCACTCCGGGAACCTGGCGGACATGGCGGACGGCTCCTGTCCGATTCTAGTCCGGTCCGACGAGGAAGCGAACGCTCGCCTGCAGGGGCATGCTATAAAAATCAGCCAACGTCGCATGGAGGAGGAACCTATTCCGGCGGCGATCTGGTCTCGGGCTGCTGAAAAAACTGTGAAGCTAGCGTTGCTGTTCGCGTGCTCACGTTGGTCCGGCGGGTCGGTTCCGGTCGTTTCGATCGAAGACGCGAACCTTGCGATCCTGCTGAACAATTGTGTGACGCGTCGGATGCTGCGGCAGGCGGATCGGTACGTTGCCACCAGCGAATTCGGCTACGAGGTGAATAAAATGCGGGCGATGCTCCGCTCCAAAAAAGGGGAATGGAGGCTGTCGGATATAACCCGGAAAACGCGGGGGCTCCGCTCAAAAGAACGAAACGAAATCCTGAACACGCTTGTCGCTTCCGGTTTCGTTGTCCAGGGTGAGCAGAATTCCGGCGGTCGAACGGCGATCACGTTTGAGGCCGTTGAATAAATTTCTGGTTTTATTTTCAAACTTGTTTGAATTGCGGTTGTGTTATTCTTGGAGCGTGCTTAAAGTCTGAATCTGTGGTTAATTCTTGGTTTGGTTTTCTTGAAAGGGTTTTGAAAATGTCAAAGGTCATCCGGTTTAATGTCGAAGGAATTTGTCCGCTTCTTATGCACAACGGTCAGCTTGCTAATCCGCTGAATCCAATCACAAAAGCGATGAAAGAGCTAACTTCTCAAAGAAAGAAAACGGAAGAAACTCACCTTGAACTCAGCCGCTTGGAATTCAAAGGGGGGCTCTACTTGAACTCTGATGGAATAGTCCACGTTCCGTCGGAGCTGATCGAAAGCTGTATTGTCGATGGTGCAAAAAAAAGCAAACTCGGAAAGCAATTCAAGTCGTCGATCTGCGTGATGGATGACTCTGTCCTTGACTACGGTGAATCTCTCACGGCCGACGAGCTTTGGGATCGTGGCATTCAGTATGTGGACATCCGACCCGTGAAGGTTGGCATGGCGAGAATTATGCGAACTCGCCCGATTTTCAAAAGATGGAAAATGTCGTTTGATGTGACGTATAACGAGGATTTAGTGAATCCTGAAAACATCGAACTAGCTGTGCACGACGCTGGAAGTCAAGCGGGGATCGGTGACTATCGTCCAAAATTTGGACGGTTCGCGATTCTTTGAAACGTCAAGGCCAGGCCTGGCCCGGCGGGGCGTGGCGCGGCAAGGCACGGCTGGGCAAGGGCTCTTTTGAGCAATGGTGGTGGTTTCCGCGAATGTCACGGCGTGGCAAGGCCGGGCGAGGCGAGGCTTGGCATGGCGTTGGCAAGGCAAGGGCTCTTT